CCATAACAGACACAAGCAAAGTTCTTAAAAGGTCCTTTTAGATTTGTCATATAATCAACCAATTGTATACCGCCCTCATACTCATTATTAAATACATAAATTCCATTAACATTCTTGGCCAGTCTTTATCTTTCCAACCAAAATACACCCACATAACACAGGCGATTATACTAAAACACCAACCCACCCATTGTGTTGATATGTTGGCACTTGATAATATGTAAACACTTATCATAGCCAATCCGAAGCCTAGCCATCTTGCACCTTTTAAATCCCTATAGTACCTTATTTTCATATTGTTTTTTAAGAGTTTCATAGGCTACTCCAGTTCCTATTTCATTGAGAGTAAATTGATGTTCGGACATAATCGTCATCCATTCTCTCATTGATGTTACATTTGGCTTGTATGGTGTTTCTATCATACTTAAATCTGTAGTAGTTACAGATGAAGCAACATTTTTTTCATGTGTGATTGCTGGCACATAATTAGTTACAGCGTCAACAGCTGCTAATGACATATTTGTAACCACACAATGCGTATCTTTTAAATCTTCTATTATAGGTTTATTCCACCATTGGTTGTTTGGTCTTGGTTTATTTCTTACAACTATTTCTCTTTTAGTATATTTTTTTAATTCTTTTACAGTTGTTTCAATCCATTCTTCTTGTGTTGTATTATTGATGTGATATGTTACAGTAGGAGATGAAGGACAAACTAATACTTTTTTTCTACCCTCTGCCCAACCAGGATAAATTCCCACAATACCTTTATCTCTTAATTCATTTAATCTTTTACCGTCAGTTAAAACACCACCTTGTGTATGAATACTACCCTTTACAATTCTAAAATAAGTTCTTGCGTGGTTATGTATTTCTGGTTTAGGGTATCTTGTAATTTGTTCAGTAAAATAACCCACATCAACATACCACCATTCTTCACCTAATCTTTCACAATCTTTAATAAGACCTAAATTATTTTGACCTAACCCCCAAAAAAAGTGTATATTTTTATCTTCATCTTTCCAACCTTTTTTTATATCAGGCCATATTTTATGTGATAAACAATCAGACCATTTCATTTCGTGGCATATTATCATAAGTCTATCCTACTCATATTGTAATAGATATCAAACCATTCATTACAGTAATCACTATCAGCGTAATCTTTAAAGTAAGGACCACCTAATGTCCAATGTACATTCTTTACATCTTTATTGTAGGGATATTTTGTTTCACCTACTAACCAGTTCCATTGTATAGGTAAACTACCTACATTATCTTTGTGTGTCCATTGAAACTGGTGTAAATCTAAACCACTTGCCGTTTCAACATATTCTTTTGTTAACATCTTACATCTATGATTATTAAATAACATTACACTTGACCAGTTCTTTTTAGGAAATGCCAAGTTCTTTGCACCTCTAAACTTTATTGTGGCATTTGGTACATAATCATGTTTACAAACCATAACTGATTTGTTTTCATCTCTGGTATCCCATAGTTCTTTTATATCAGTTCTAAACATCATGTCACAATCTAAAAATAATGACCAACCCTTATAGTCTGAAAGATATGGTACTAAAAATCTACTAAATGCAAAATCTGTTGACTGTTTATCAGTCTTAGGTCTATTAAATATGTTTCTTAATGTGTGTAAACATATTGGTGTAATACTTACAGGTACACTTGCGTGTTTTCTAATACTTTCTGCAAGTACATGAAAAGCTATCTTTTCGCCTTCATCATAACCTATAAAAATATTAATCATACTCTAGCCTCTGGACTTTTACCTTTAAGTTTTCTAGGACCTTTCGTATGGTCATAAACAGGACCTAAGATACTCCTAGCTTGAACATGGCCAGGTTTACCATCTCCAATATTAAAATTCTTTACACCTCTATTTTCAAACTCTACTCTTGCATGGTCCCAAACCCAACTGTCGTGTTGTTGTTTTAGATTGTAGATACCATCTGTATCGTATAAGTCTTTCATTCTTTGTGCATATGATTTAGTTTGTGGGTGTTTCATATTCCAATATAAGAAACCACATTCTGAATAAGTATTACCTCTACCTAGATAACTCATCATACAATCATCTCTATGAAGATGTTTCTCTACCCATTCTGCGTCAATAGGTTTATAGAATACACTATCAATATCAATACCAATTACACCATCATAGTCTTCGTTGTTAATTAATTGGTCTGTATATGAATATACTTTATAACAGAAACGAACACCATCTTTTAAATACTCATTTCCTTTTTTCTTAAATTCTGTTATTGCCATTCTATGTTTGTTTCTTTCGACAAACTCTTGGCAGCTAGGCACTTCATCATAGATACTTCTAACAATAATATTGGTATTAGGTATGTCTAACATGTCTTCACTATAAACAGTTAAGTCAAATGGCCAATTATAAGTTTCGAAAAACTTTTTAGCGTAACTGTTGTATAGTTTTTTATTTAAGGTAGTTACTACTTGTATTCTCATTGACTATCTCCTACTAAATGTTGCCATGGCTTACCATTTTTAATGTCATCTACTGACCATTGCGTCCATGCTAAATCATAAAACAGTTGGTCTCTTTCACCTAATTTAGGATTTTCAATATCTTCTAAAGAATGACTTGATATAGGCCATAAAAAATTATACTCACTACAAGTTATAACTGGCACACCTGCTAATGCACTATCAATACTAGAACCACTTGTGTATGATACTGTACAATGAGCATTATTTAAACTATCTTTGATATTATTATTTGTATCGTATGTTACTTGTTTCGTATAACCAAATTTATCATCAACTACATCTTTTAATAAACCTTTATTTTCTGGATGGTCTCTAACAACTATTTGTCTATCTGTATTTTTTAATAACATTCTAACTGTGTTTATTATCCACAATTCAAAATCAATACCAAATAATGAAGCGTCATTCATATTTTGACCAACAATCAATACATGGTCACCTTTATTACGCCAACCTTTAATATCAATACCCATAGAATTAAATCTATCTGGTGTTGAATTTTTATTTTTGAAATCTGATAACCCTCTCATATAATGATTTAAACCAACCCTATAGTTATCATGTTCTTGTATTATTGTTCTATTTAATAAAGGCGTTTCAAAAACTATAAGTTTACCTCTATGATTATTTACCACATCATTTTTTAATTTATGATGAGGTGCTTTTAGACTTTTTTCTTTCTTCTTACTCATTTTTTTCCATGAGCTAAATATAACAGCAATATTGCATGGTTTATATTCTTTACTATGTGTCACATCAATACCAACACTATCAGCAAACTGCACCAATAATTCTTGTTCATGTGGTTTTTGAGTAGAATTAAAAAAAACTAAGTTGTTCATTATCTACCTCTTAATATAACAGCTTCTGATAAACATTTGTTTCTTGGTCTGTTTAAAAACACTTCGTATTTGTAATTAAGGTCTTTTAATATTTGTTCGTATTGTTTTAAACTAGTTTCATTATCAATTAGTTTTACTTCAAACTCAATTAAAAATGCTTTGAAAGGCACATCATAAGTCAAAATCTCTGTACAAAAATCATACCACACTCCCTCAATATCAGCTTTAATAATATCTGGTTGTGGCATATCTTCTTCCATCATTTGTTTTAAATTTTTACATTCAACTTCAATGTATGCTGGGTCTTCACCAAATTGTGGTAACGGTAATAGTGAGTAACATAACTTCGGGTCTTTTCTATCATAATAGAATTTCATTGTACCAGGTGTTTTATTATATGCAACTTGATGATATGTCATTTTTTCTTTATTAGGAAAATCATCTTTAAACATTTGTACGGTATCAGGTGTGGGGTCATAACAATGTATATTCATGTTAGGATTATCTATTAACATGGCTTGTTCAAAACCCACATCTCTATGTACACCTAATGATAATACATTTGTACTTTCTCTTACTACTGATTCTGGTAACCAATAATTCTTATATTGTTTAAAATCTTGTGGTGCCATATAGATACCTTCAAGTCTTTTTATTTCTGTTAAGAGTTCTTGTTCATTCATTATATGTCCTTAATCCTCATATACTGGCCAATCAGTTTGAAAGGTTACATAGTTTAATTGTATACCTCGTCTGTCGACCTTAATTGTTTTATTAGCTTCTACACCATGCCACTTATTTGGTCCTGCAAAGATGTAACCTAGATTATGTAAAAACGGAACAGTCTTTACTAAATTTAAATCTTCATCATATAGGTCAGTACCTAAATTCTTATCTTCATTTGTATCATTAATATATATCAGACTAGAAATTAACTTTTCTGGAATATCACAATGAGGTTTTAACCAAAAACTTTGTGTATCTTTTAATACTTCTAATCTAACAAAAGAACCTGCAAAGTTATTTTCATTACCTATCATCTGAGCAATACTCTCTCTAACTCTAACAGTTCTTAATTCATTTATAAACTTAGTGAGCTCTGGATATTTATGGTAATTATCTTTAGTTATATATTCTCGTAATTGGTGATTTTGTTTCTCCACACCTTCTTTATAACCTGACCTTGTACCATCATGTAAAACACCATCTCTGTTTATATTAGCATGTTTAATTTCATACACTTGTTGGTCAGTTAATGCGTTATAAATTAAATGATGTTGCCATGGTTCATGGTGTTCAACTGAATTTTCAACACTTGATAATAATTTACTCATCTATTCATCCTGTAATAAGTCATAGGCATACCCGCTGTGCATTTCTGATTTTCTAAACATACTACCAAATAGCGAACATAACCATTCGTGCCTATTATCTGGATAATATGGTGTTTCAATTTTATTTAATTCATCTAAACCTAAACTAACAGGTCTAGCTGGTGAATGGTCACTAGTAAAACTAGGAATACCATAAACTACTGCCTCATTGGCCGTCATAGAATGCCACGATACAATTGCAAATGCACCACTTAAATCTTTCTCTAAGGGTGTCGTGTTTCTTTTAGCATGCCATTTTTCATCATCTTTAAATTTATATCTTACTTTGATTTCTCTATCAGTATGTTTTTTAATTTCATCACAAGTATCCTTAATCCATTTTTCTTCGTCCATTTCAAACCATGTGGCTGTGTGAAAACTAGGTGGTATAACCAAAATATAACTACCATCTTTTCTCCACTTTTGTTCTTGGATGGCTTCCTTTTTACTATATTGATTTAGTATATCGTTATACCTTTTTTCCATTCCTTCAAACTTCCGTATCTTCGTAATCTGTAAATCATTTTTACAAATACGATACCAATGGTCATTAAAATCTGGATGTGTTGTGTAATTGTTATTGAAAAAATAAGGTTGGTCAAAATAATACCAATCATGTGTTTTTAAATATGGTTTTAAATTGTGTGTACCTCTAAGTAAACCTTGAAAACATAATATATCATCTGTTTTTAGTTTATGAGGTTGCCATAAAGGCCAGTTACCTTGGTAAAAATCATTGTGTGCTTGACCACCATTTTCCATATGATAATACTTTTGTTCCTTTCTATGACCAAAAGCTTCTATATATTGTTTGGCAGGTCGCTTAGTTTCAAATAAATGGAACATCATCTAGGTAAATCCTCATGTGAAATTTTAGTTTTCATTCTGATACTAGCCATGTCTGTTATATTATCAATTTTATATCCTTCGATATGAGTATAACCATTTGTTCTAGCCCACAATACACGCTTGTGGCCTGTGACAACATATAACCCCTCTGAATGAAGTCTATGAGGTAACCAATAGTCTTTACTGTAAACTGTAGTTATAGGGAAAACCATGCCGGCATTTTTGAAACTGTCTTCATAACCATACTTTATCATTTTCTTATATAACCAGTTCTCGCCAGCAATCAATAAAATTTCATCTAACGGTATGTTAATAATATTATGTTTTACATCAGGATGCTTTTGTGCTTTTAGAATTTTCATAACCAACTTTTTGAATAAAATATGCGTCTGCAATATCAGATACAGGATTACCTACTTTATCAGTATCTAGTATTGATTTTACATCAATGTTTGTTTCTGCTACAAAGGCGTTGTACATCATTTCTTTATCTGCGTTGCCTTTTCCCGTAGCTCCTTTTTTGACCACACTCGGGACAACCGTGTCGTAAGGTATTTGTTCTTCTTGTAATCTGTATTTGAGGATTCCACAGTTTTCGGCGATTTGAAATATGCCTTGACCTTTCGAACCATAGGAGTAACCCTCAATATATACCATAGGGTTAATGAGTGGTGAAATAATATCAATTGCAAAGTCAGATATATATTTAAATCTTTCAATAGGGTCTTTCCATTCTTTATGTTCATAACCAACAATCTCCTCGCTCATCATTCCAATATATTTTTTTCTGGAAGTTAAATAATAAAACATTAAACCTGCGTCACCATCTATATTTACACAGATAGCCGGACTAGTTAAACTGTAATCAATTCCAATTATCGTCTTCGATACTGTCGTCATTGTTTGTCCATAGCTCTGATTCTTCTTCTTCATTATCCACCTCATATCCACAAAATGGGCAAGTTAGAGGTTCTAAATCTTGTTCCTCAATATCCCATGTTACGGTATATTTAGTTTCGCAGGACGAACAGGTTTTATGTGCTTTTTCTAATGCCATTATAGTTTAAATTGTTTAAATTGACCTTTTTTCATATCTTGTTTAATGCCACCAATAACATAAGATTCAATCTCTGTTTCTTGTGGTGCATTTTGTGTACCCTTTGAATTCAACCAATGGTCTACCCACGGAAGTGGATTTGTTTTTTGGTCGTACATTGGGTTTAGTCCGATTGACTTCATTCTTCGATTGGCCATATATTCTACAAACTGGTGTAACAGTTTTTCGGATAGTCCAATCATACTTCCTTTGGAAAACAGATATGTTGCCCACCTTTTCTCCTCATTCAATGCGTCATCATACATCTTATATAGGTCTTTCTCACATTCTTTTTGTATCTTCTTCATATCTTTATCATCATTTCTATCATGCCAATTATTGATGATAGTTTGTGACATTGCAAGGTGTTGACTCTCATCTCTTGCAATAAAAGAAATAATCTTAGCAGAACCTTCTAACATTTTAAGTTCACCAAAGGCAAAACTACAAGCAAAAGATACATAAAATCTTAAGCCTTCTAAAATGTTTACAGTTGCCATTGCAAGATACATTTTCTTTTTAAGTTCGTAAAGGTCAACCTTATCCTTATTAAGGTGCCATTTATAACCCATTTCAATTAGTTCATCATACGCTTTTGTAACTGAGGCACTTCTAGCTTCAATCTTTTCGTCATGTATAATAGTGTCAAACACTTCATTTGGATTAGAATACAAATTCTTAATGATGTATGTATAACTTCTACTATGTATTGTTTCCATGAAATCCCATGTAATAATACAACCCTCTAATTCAGGATTAGATACAAATGGTAAAAATGCCAAACACGGACCTCTACCTTGTACACTATCT